ACTCTCCAGCCATGTAGTAACGAATTTTTGCAGGGGCAATGGCCCTTCTGAATCTTTTAAGAAACTTTTGGAAGTGATCTTTAGCAAGGCTTCCGTTTGTTGGGTAATTTTCGTCATTATAGGTGAGGGTTATAAAACAGTTGTTTTCGTGTAATTGCGCTTCATGCATGCAGCGCATAGCCCACTGACGTGAGCGTTCTAGCCTGCAGCCAACACATTGGCCGCAGGGTAGTGAGACTTGACGATCATGTTCGTCAGTCTCTTTGAATGAGACACGGCGAAAAGATTTGCCGGTCTTATTGTTTGTTTGATGCCCACTTAAATAAGCGGTCAGAGGGTGATAGCAGGCCATGTGAGGTGGCTCCTTTTAATTAAAGTCGAATTCCACCACGCATTGGGTTGGTCTTAAGGTTTGCGTAAGCCGTTTTTCCGGCTTGTTTTCTGAAAGTCTTAGCAGACTTTTGTTTGTTTACTTTTTTTCTGTACATGCCCATGATATGCCCTCGTTTTTTGTGTTTTTGCGGTGATTGGTGTCACCTAGCACAGTTACATCAAGTAGAGTAACTGTGCTTGCCTCATTCTGAGGCACCGGTGACGGGTTGTTTAACCACTTCAGGCTCAATATATGAGCCAGTAGATGGTGGGTTTACAAGACCAAGCTCGATAGCTTTGTCTTTGTTTTTATCGTCGTTTAAGAACTCGATCAAGTTTGCAGGTTCATTAGCAAACATAGCGCGTAATTTAGCCGGCAAGGCGTCAAATTCGCTTTCAGCGGCGATTAAAGTATTCAAGGCGGTGTGATAGTCATTAACACCGGTAAAGTCGCCGTATTGGGCGCTAATAGCGCTTACGGGCATTTGCCCTGTTTTTCCGAATCTTTCCAAGATTACGTTTATGTCGCACTCGTCTTTATGATGCTGCTGCGCCCGAGTTGGTTCCTCACAAACCAACCCGGACGCATTTGACGCAGCGTTGGTATCATAGTTGTATGCGGTACGTAGAAAAATGTTCTTTTTCATTTTTACTTTCCTTGTATAGAGATGTTAGAACCCTTGTAGAGGTATTTGTTTTGTGGAGCGATTTTACGCTCCCATGCTTCTTTAGCTCCGGTAGCAAGAGCTTTGACGTCGCGAACATACCAAGGGTCAGAAGAAGGTGAAATGCGATCACGAGCATTTGCAGCTGAAGCAGCCTGATAACCAGCAGCTTCGTTATTAGACTTAATTTGACTAGCGACATATTTGCTAAATTCCTCTGGCTTGTAAGTTTGTGAGGCGTCCCTTGCGGCCGCTGCTTCGGATTGTAGCTTTTGAGCTGCCAACAATTTCTGTTGTTCAGCTTGTGTAGTTACTTGAGCAGACTTTAATTCTACGTCTGCTTTTGTTGATTGTTGATTCAACATTGTTTGTGCTCCCATTGTTGCTGCTTTCGCAGTTTCAGGAGTCACAGTAGGAGCAACAGTTGTAGTAGCTCCAGAAGGTGTACTTGCAGGACCTTGTGAGTATGCAAGCATAGGATTTAAACCAGCAAGTTTTAAATCTTTAACGGCTCTTTGATAGCCTGTATCAGAATTGCGTTGTTGAAAATCCATTTGATTTTGAGCAATTTGCATATTGGTTTTATTAGCGTCGCTTTGTGCTTGAGAAGCACTAAAAGCAGATGCGCCAACACCAGCAGCAATTAAAGCTGGGTTGCCAGTAGCAACGCCGGCCACAGTCATAACTGGGCCAGCGATACTGGTAAGTGAAGAGAATAAGCCCATTAGAAATGGTCGATTAAGCCGGGAACAGAGTACATCGGCATTGGTCGTGCCATTTTGACATCAAAGAATGAGTCAAATAAGAATTGTTGGCCGTTCGCTTCGCTACCTACGGCAAGAGCACGATCTAGAGGTGGTGTGTCCTCAATGAATGTGTTATTGAGAGTAGGTAATGTATTAAATTTCTGAGCTAAATGCCAGCCGTCAAGAGTTCCGGCGGCAGTTGATTTAAATAAGCCTGAAATTTGTGAAGGTTTATAACGATATTCTGCCCAACGTTCTTGGTATCCGAATACGTTATTGTCTTGCGCTTCTTCGCCAGTAATATAAATTTCTTTATTTAGGACGGCCTGCTCTCCTAAATGGGCGAAGGCTGGGAAGTAGAAGTCATAGCGCGTTGAACGGCTCCACATACGTGGTAAGCCTTGTTGATATGTTAGGTCTGCACGTACTGAAACCATGCCGATAATTACGCCATGTTCAGTAAACGATTGAGTAAAGCCATGATTATGAGCCAAGGCAGTACCCATAGCAGCAAGTGTACCCATAGGGGTAGACGATCCAGTAACAGTCGAACTGGACGTTTGAGCAATTGGGTTGATGTTGATATTTGTCGATCCGCCGCCGAGATATTCCGGACGTTGGAGGCGAGCATCAGGAGAGATAACGCCAAAATGAGCACGAATAATTTCAGTGTATCGAGTACCACCTCGAGCATCACGTTCCAATAGTTTTTGGATTTGAAATGCTTGACGCAGTTGATTGATCGTTGCTGCAGTAGCTTCTGATAGATCGGCATAGAGTTGATAGTCCGTAGTAGGTGAGGTTGTAAACGGTGATAACAAAGCATTTGAGGAATTTAATGTTTTAACTCCGTCGGAGTATTGAATTCCAAATTGTGCTGCTGCATTGGTTGATATTCCGTTAACTGCAATTGATGCAGATGAGCCTAACGGTAATGTAACGCTTTCACCCTTTTGTGGCCAAGGTAAAGCTGAAGTAAAGTAGTCGTGGCGTTTGCCACGGCGTAAAATTGTGTAGTCTGCTGGACTATCAGGACCATCATCCAGATCTACTGGTACTGAGTCCTGTAAGTTTTGATCTCGGAACCATTCGTTCCAGATTAAATTATAGGCACGTGGCCAGAAAGAACAATGACTTACTTTGGCTGATCCGCCAATCTGGCCTACTGTTGGTAAGCCCATATAGTCTTGAAGGCTGTTTACTGCGTAACCGCCTTCTGGGCTTGTTGTTGTTGGGACTACATAAGAAGTAGAGTCCCCAGGGTTATTTTGTTCGCCCATAAATTTCTGCCAATTATTCCAAATTAGGCGGTTAGGGACGAAAAAGAAGAAGCTATCCAAAATCATGTTGTCCATGATTGGATAGATAGGAGTTGCCATTCGTGCGAAGGCAGTCATTTTAAAGTTAAATGTGTCTCCGGGTAATACTTCGTTTACGTAGACGGGTACAAGGTAGCCCGAATCGAGAGTTGTTTTATGAGCTGATTGCACGTCGAATTTAGAACGTGGAATATCAGCGCGAGGCACCATAGCGAACTGGTGGGTTTGGACTGAACGATTACGGTGCATTGTTTTCCTTGGTAGTTTTCCGGGAGAAATGTACCATTTCTCTCCGGTTAGTTTTCGTTAGGATATTTTAACTTGTTTGCCTAACGATAATAGTTTTGGTTGTTCATGTAAAGTGAATAAACCAGTATTGTCGTCAAATTGTCCCAATTCATAGAGGTCGAAATCATCGGGGTGGTTGTAAAGCTGATTGTCAGCATTATTACGATTGATTTCATCAGAGAATGAGCGGATAGCTACGCCTGTAGATGGTACGAACATTGGACGGCCATAAGCGTCTGCAGCTCGGTCTTTTACTGTACAGATATTGAGAATCATGAGGATTTCCTATGTGAGTTTTCGTTTAAGTTTTTGAAGTTTAGCTTTTGTTACTGTTTCTTTTACGAGCAGTCTTTCATAGCTATGTTCTTCAGGTCGTAGTTTAGCTTGTTTTTCTCTGTTGTAAAGTATTAGATCATATTCATAAGGGTTTTCCTTAGAATAAAGTTGATCATAGTATTTTGGTGGTTTTATTTTTTTTCCACGAATTTCTACGAAATCGTGGGGATATACGTCAGCTTTGTAACGTTTATACCATTCGGCGCCTATCCCTCCGGGGTCGCCTTTTATGTTTGATATTGGTCGTAGACTCATTCTGTTGTATTCGGGTTTTAATTTAATTAGTTCTCCTGTTTGTAAATCGCAGAATGTGTAATGATTTGGGTCTACTTTTCCAGTTTGTTTTTGCATAATATATCGAGCAACGTAAGCAGCTGACTCGAATGTAACGTCTCCAATGGAGGAATAACCATATGTCCAGAGCTTTGCAAGCTCTTCGGATGTATAAATGAGAGAACCAGAGGCAGTCCTTTGGT